AACAGCCCCAAAACCGCCGAGAGCGCCAGCGTTGCTTCCATCAGTAGTGGAAGCTCCTGATCCGGAGACGGAGTAGACGGTGGGAACTCGGGTGGCTGCACTTGCGGCGGCATCAACAGTGAGCTGAACGCTTGACTGGATCTTGTGAACGATGTCTGCGTGAGCAGGGCTAGCTGCCAGCAGAACTACCAGGGGCAGAAGCCTGCGCATCTTTTGCCTTAGCAGGTGTCCCCTTGACTGTAGGTGGTTCCTTCTTTGTTTGATTGCCTGTCTTTCGCTCAATTCCGAATCCAGCCATTGCCCCAGTAAGAAGACTCGCAATAAACGTTGAGTCCATCTTCATGTTGGGGAACAGATTTAAATAGGACACAGTCAGCAGTGTTGCTGACCACCCCAGAACCATCAGGCGGACAATATCTGCCAAATGAACCCCGTCCTTTTCTGGATTCGTATTCTGTTCTTCAGGAGTCGCCATGATGGATAGAGGCTTTTGAGGAACGTGGTGGAGCTCGCTGCTGCAGCCGTCGGCGCAACGATTTCCGCAGCGTTTCTAGGGGTCAATACCCAACTCCGCAGGGGAGCCGAACGCCGGGATTCATTGGTACGACTGACCTCCAGCGTAGAAGCCATCAACAACCGCCTCGAAGATTTGCACAACGACCTGCGGTCAGAGCGGGTTGAGATCTTCTCCAGGCTGAGCGCAGCAGAGCAGAAGATCGCCCGCCTTGAAGGGTCAGTAAAACAACCCTAGACTTCGCCCAACTGCCGAATGGCGATGATTGCTTTAATCCGTCCGGTCTTGTTTGCTTTCATGCAATCAGACGCGGTCAAGCATTTGATCCTTGATCTTTGCCGCGCAATGGTCGAGAAGACCGACAACAAAATCGACGACCAGTTGTGCGACATGCTCGCCCGAGCATTATTCAACGACTGATCAGCATGTATTTGGACTGGCTTGCTTCAGCCATGATCCGTCTCGAACAGTTCTTCCAGTACTTCGATAACAGCCCGCATCAGCGCGCTGCGATCCAAAGGCTGCAAGAGGACATGCCTCCAGAGCTTCTGGAGCATGATTCTGAGTGGTTCGAGATCTGGAAAAGCGGGGGCAAGCTAGTCCCGTTCAAGGTGCCGTATTTCAGTCAGTACGAGCTGAAGAACGGCTACCGCAAGTGCTTCACGACAGCCATGGCGATGATCGCCGCGCACTATGGCGTGATCGCTGAGCACGAGGATTACGACCGGGTGCGCATCAAGTACGGCGACACCGTGGAGGTCAGCGCGCAGCTCAAGGCATTGTCAGAAGTTGGCTTGCAGGCTGAGTTCGTGCGTGATGGCACCGAGGATCTGATTGAAGCCGAGATCGACAGCGGCAGACCGATCGCCGTCGGTTGGCTTCACAAGGGAGACATCAGCACCGGGCGCCCCGCCGAAGGCTTTGGTCACTGGGCTGTGATCATCGGCTACACCGATCGCTTCTTCATCGTTCACGACCCCAGAGGCGAGCACGACATTGAACGCGGCAAGCTGCTCAAGCGTGGCGAAGGTGCTGGCGTCTTTTATGACCGCGAAGACTTCCTGCACCGCTGGCAAGTAGAAGGACCGCGCAGTGGCTGGGCAATCCTTGTTGATGCTGCTCCGCCTTTACTTTTCCAGCCAGCGACGGAGTCCTAGCTGCTGCCCATAGACCTCGCAGGCTTCGTTGTAATGACGATGCGCCTGCCATTCTTGCCGGTGATCTTTCACCATCCCGGCGTAAATCACTCTCCAGCGCTTACCGCTTTCTGTTTCTATTTCTTCAATTTTGGGCGGATTCATGCAGCTATCTTGAAAATCATGCTGCCATTCCGACATGACTTGGGGAGACTGGATGGTAGTCAACCTAACCATGGAGGAAGAGCTGCGCATTGAACAGCAAGCAAGATCCATACTTGCTTCCAGCGACGAAAGCCAGGTCCGTGACCTTTGCGCGGCGCTATCAAAGCAAAATGCCTTCCAGCAAAAGCTGATCAAGCAAGCCGTCCGTCATATCGCCGAGCTGGAGCTAAAGGCAGAGCTCAGCGAACTGGAAGACGTTGATCCTGTCGCCTGCGCTCATGTCAGACAACAGTTCGGGTTTGATGATTCGGATCGCTCTCATCCAGGTGGCACTCAGGACCAAAACCTTCTGCTTTCGCTCGCTCTGAAAGTCCTAGGTCCGGTCCTGTGGGCTCTGGGCTATGTCCTTGGTCTCCTAGAGATAGCGAGACGAACCATGAGTCGAGTGCGTCGCGGCTTCTAGTCTTTGGCGCAAGCTTGAGGAACTGGCGGACTTCTTTGTGCTCCCGCACAAAGACGCTGGCGCCACGGGCGTAGGCGATAAAAAACCGACCGTTGAAATCCTTCCCGGTTTCGACGGTCATATCACCCTGCAGGTGAAGGGTTTCTCGTTTCATCTAGTTGAAGAACTCGGACGTAGTGCCTGTGCCGCCAGACGACCTGGTGGGACTGCACCATCTTCTCTGGATCTTGGTAGGTGTACCAGCGATAGTCACATGTCGCGCAATGTCTGCGGCGCAGCGTCCCGTCGTTCTCGACTGGTTTTGTCATCACCACCTTGGTCCTGGCTGACCCGCACTCAGGGCACTTTTGGCTGATTCCCATCGTTCAACTCCAGCCCCAGGTCAAGCTGGAGCTGCTCTTCTGTCGCTTCGACTTTCCCGGCGGTCTATCCATCAGCAGGTCGCGGAGTTTATTTTCGGTCTGGTGGACGAGTTTGCGGGCGGCTTCTTTGTGGATGCCGATCTTCTTGGCGATGCTTGGGTTGGATAGCGGCTCTTCACCATCCAGCCCGTAGCGCATGGTGATGATGGTGCGCTCCCGTTCCGTCATCTCCTTGAAGGCGCGTTTGATGGCGAGCGTTGCCGTGTCCAGCTCCAGGTCTTCGTCTGCCGCGCCGTAGGTGCTAGGGATCAGGTCAAGGATCTGACTGCCGTCGTCAGCTCTTGATCTGGGTTTGGCGTCAAGGCTGGTGGCGTCTTCTGATGCCTGCAGATAATTCCGCATCGTCTCCGGCTGCACGCCGATCAAGTCGGCGCACTCCTTGAGGCTTGGCATGACGCCATGCTCTTTTTGGTAGTCGATCATGAAGTACTTGACCTTGCGCAAGCCGTCCGGCGCTCCGCTCGGCAGCTTGATCATGCGGTCCTGGGTCTGGGTGGCGCGCATGATGCCCTGGCGAATCCACCAGTACGCATAGGTCGAGAACTTGTAGCCCCTGGAGGGATCAAACATCTCGACGGCGCGGATCAAGCCGATGTTTCCCTCTTGAATCAGGTCCTGCATCGACAGGCGGCTGGTCATCTTGTTGTATTTGCTGGCGACGCTGATCACGAGGCGCAGGTTGCCCTGCACCATGCGCTTCTTGGCGCGCTTGCCGATACGGATGATCTTCTGCTCGTCCTTGGTCAGATCTGGCTTCTCCAGCAGCGGCATCATGCGCTGGATGGAATTGCCAAGTTCGATTTCTTCCGCTGCAGTCAGGAGCGGAATTTTGCCGATCTGATTTAGGTAATCGCGGAGCGGGTCAGGCATGAAACCATAAAAAAGGGGGGCAAGCCCCCCGGGACACTAGAACGGCATTGAATCGGATTCAACCCGAGGCTTGGGAGGCAGTGAGAAGTCGTTAACCGCGACGTTGAGGTTGGCGCGGGTTTCGCCAGTCTTTGTCTCGTAGGTCTCGATGTATGCCTGACCAGTGACGGTGACCTGGGAGCCTTTGGTGAGGAAGTCGGTGACGACCTTGGCTCGCGGACCCCAGACTGCGCAGCGCAGTGCCGAGGTGTGGTCTTCGCCTTTGATCTTCTTGTTGCAGATGATCGTGAAGTTGGCGACTTCGTTGTCGCCTACTTGGCGGACTTCAGGGTCGGCTGCGAGGTTGCCGACTGCGGTGATTTGAAGCATGAACCGAAGAACTTAGAAACGATGTGGGACAGAGCCTGCTTTGCGGTGAAGTCCCTGGCGGCGGCGTAATGCTGCACCGAGGCGCAAAGGTCAGGGGAGAGAAGACTTTCGAGATGCTGGTCCAAAGGATTGACGAGCTTGCCGCGCTGTTGAGCGTAAAGAGCCGCCATCTGGGCGTGCATCATCTCGTCGGTCATGGCGCTAACGGGATAGGCGCTCGGTGATGAACCGCTGGTGCTTGGGCAACGTGATGTGAGCTGTTATCAGCTCGCCTTGCGGCACGTCGAATTCAGCCATAAACGCCTTGATGATCTTGTTCCTGTTGGCGACCGGCTCTTCTTGCAGAAGGGAACGGATCGTCTTCAGGTCAGCGTCGCCCAATGGCGTCTCCTCAGCGGTCAACTCCGAGGGTTGACTCTTCGGTTTAGCAGCGGCTTTGGGTTTTGGCTTGGCTTCAGCGGGAGCAGGCGCTGAGGGCGCCGTGTCCGCCTTTGCCTCCTCGATTTCCTCCCGTGCCCAGAGCTCGTAGCCGAGGGAGAACGTGAAGGCGGCGTTGGCGCAGAGGGCGCGGCGGTGGCTGTCGGTCAGGGTGCGGCAGCTCACCTTGTCGAACTTGATCGGCTGGTTCCGGTTGTCCTGGCAGGGATAGACAAAATCCGGCGTTGCCTGGTCTTCGGGTCCGGTGAAGTAGCTGACGAGATAGGCGGAGCCGTCGGGTGCTTGCCAGACGTGCCCGCCATCAGGCGCAGGCTTGAGGTGGAACTCCCAGCCTTTGGCAGAAGTGTGCAGATGGTTGGCGATCCGTGCCCAACTGACGTAGTCAGCGGCGTAGGAGCCAGAGCCCTTGCGGAAGACGTCGTCTTTGTTGATGACGCCCGCAAGATTCGGGATGGTCATTGGTTGGAATTAAGCGCAGTGAGCGTGATGATTGCACCGGGTAGTTCGTCGTTTTCGCAATAGCGCTTGGTAGCGATCAGCGAAACGACCTGGCGATCATCGTCGAAAAGGATGCCGTTCAAGGCGTCGTTGGTGCTTCTAACAAGTTTCTCAATGTCGCCATGAGAACCTGAGGTGCATTCGCGGGGGGCGGACGAGCGCAAGCCACTTTTGTTGAAGTGAGATTTGGGGCGTTTGAATTTAAAAACGACCGACATTGAAATAGGCGCTGCCATGTCCCAGTCAGTCGGTTTGCACGCCAGGGCTTGATATTTGACGTCCTGGCGCCAAGGCTTCACCTTCTTGCTGGATTCGATCATGACCCCGCGCCCGACGTGGCGCTTTGATCCTTGAGGGGCGGGCAGACCAATAACAACAAAAGTAAGCGAATCACTCAATTGTCATAGGTCCTAGGCACGAAAGATAATACTCAAACCTAGACTTCCTTGCAAGAGAAGACATCGCTAGATCGCAGTATTTATCCCCCCTGAAGTCTGCCCATTTCTCAAGCAATACTGAAAGAGTTTCTTCCTTGATTTTTTTCCCCTCTACAAAAATTTCAACCTGGGAAAGTGGAGGGTTGATTTCCAGGTGTTCAAACAAGTTTTCCCTGATAGCCCTGGGCAACAAAAACTCTATGCTTCTTTCTGGGTAATAAATTCTGTGCCGTTTGAAAAGCTTTTTATCAAGGCTTAGGCAGCACCTTCGGAAAAGTTCCTCACAAATACTTGTGGCGACCCTTTGCGATCCACTATTGAGCTGCCAGGGGTCGTCAATTAAATCCGAGATTTGCTTGATCTGCTCGCCTGCGACCTTGTGCATCAGTTCCTCGTCATCTGTAGCACCCATGCCTGCGTGCCCGCATATGTCATAGACAGCTTTGCGCCACGAGGTCCTGTTCAGCCTGAGCCAATCACAAGCTGACCAGTGGATGGCTCCAGTCACGTCGATTGTCTTTTTTTCTGTTAATTGAAAGAAAGCGCCCGTCTCGTCTGTTTTATCTGTGTGTGTTTCCCTGGCTTTTGCAAGTACCTGCTCCTGCTTTTCTTTGGTCAGGTAAAAATATTCAGAGCCTGGGAGCCTGTGGTTTCGCACATATGCATGGAGTTCTTTTTCAAGCTGCAGTGGGTCTTCTGATTCAAACAAGCCGATCAGCTTAGTTTTTTGGTGGAGCTTCAAGGCTCTTGCTCGGGAAAACCAATCGGCTGTGATGCCGATTTTTGTCATGCCTGAATCGACATGCTCAATGATGTAAAGAACGCTGGCGTCGTACATGTTGAGTTTGCGTGATCAGAGTTGGCTGTCCAGGCGCCAATAAACAGTGACGTTGCGCTGTGCGAGTCCAGCGTCAATGTCTTGTTCTTTGATTTTGTTGATTGCTTTTTGGGCTTCTTTGCTGAGCTTGTAGCTGCTGCGTTCACAGCGGCTGTACTTGGCATTGCTGAATTGAAAGATGCCGTCTTCTGCTTGATGGTGATCAAGCTCACCGAGTGCCATGGCGCCCTGGAGCTGTTCTTTCAGAAATGCCTCGCGTGCTTCCAGTTCGGCGCGTTCTTCGCGGAGCTGAAGGAGGGCGTCGACCAGGTCCTGCGCGGTGGTGATGTCGGTGATCATTTGTCGCACTCGGTGGCAGGGGCGACTTGGACATAGGGCTGGGTGCCGCTGTGGGTGCTGCCGTGGTGAGCGGTGGCTTCCAGTCCGATGAAGGCAAAGCCTGCGGCGGCGATCAGGAAGCAGGCGATGTTGGCGAGTTTGTCTTGCATGGTGAGAAGGCGGTGGTTCAGGAGGCGATGGTGACGCAGATGCGCTTGACCATGTCCATGGCGAGGTCGCTGCCCTCGTCGGAGTGCGAGTCGATGCCTTCGCGCTCGATGATCGTGGCTGCCATGTCGAGCAGCTTGTCGAGCATCTCGTCAGCGAGGTAGTCGGTCAGGTCGTCTTGAAGATCCTGGAGCATCCGCTTTTCTTGCTCGGCGGGAAGCTCGGGATAGTCGCGGGGTTGAAGGGGAAGCATGTGAAAGACGCAATGGGCGGAGGCGCTTGCCTCGTGAACACAGTATGGACCCAGATCGGCGCCGAAACAGCGATCTTGGTCCGGTACTTGAATTGGCTGGGGACTTACATGAGCTGACTGCTTACGCGGTGCCAATGGGGAAACAAGCCGGAACCCTGGAACCACACCGCGTCCTCGACGGGAACCTTCATCTCTTGCGCTTGGGAGGTCAAATCCCACCAGTTAGCCCGACCAGTGGCATCCCCTACGCAGGCAGCAGTCCGCGTCACATGCCGCACTCAATGCCCCAGGACTAATTAACCTTGCAGCTCGAAATCCTATTGAGGGATCTCGAAGCGTCCGCCGACGGCAGGCGACGGTGAGGGGAGGACTGCTCCGGCAAGCTCCCCACCTGCCTC